AATTTTTTGCCATTTGGACAAGTAAATTCAGAAACAATACAAACCTCATGTACAACATTGTCTTTAAATAACTCTGTATTTGTTCCAGAATCTATAACTGCTATAGATTCTAAATAATCTGCCTGTACTGGTACTACCTGTAAGCCAAGTAGTACCAGCGCAAGGACTAGAAGTTTTTTAATTCTTTACCCAACCTCTAAGCAAATTAATTAATTTGTTTAAGTTGGCTCGTAACATAGTCAACTCTTCAGCAATAGAGGCCCTGATTTGATCAACAGTTTGCGGTGTAACAAACGAAGCACTTTCGCTAATTACAGAATTTCCAATAGTCTTAGTTGCAGAAATAGTTGCAGCGGTGTTTGAATCAACTATTGGTGTAACCTCTGTATTTGGACCAAAAGAAACAGCCGTTGAGGCTATTGTTGCAGTAAGAGTTTGTTCTTCAACAACCTCTACTCTTACAACGGGGGAAGGGACAGCCTCTGTGCCTTGAGTAAAAACTTGTTTTTCTGAATCGTATTTTACAGGATTTTCAGGAGTTCCCATATTTCCACCCTGACTTAATCCAGTTACTGGATTTGGTGCTCGTTGTAATACAATTGAGCAGCCAGGACAAGGTGTGTCACTAGGCATTACTCCACCCCAAGACCCACCTGGACCACAAACTGATGCAGTGCAAACAATGATGTTTGTAACTACGCCAGATGAGTTAACTACGGCGTAAGTTCCTGTAGGTTCACTTGCTTTTGCAGACGTTACAGTAAAACTTGTTAATACAAGTGTTATTAGTAATATGTTAGTTATTTTTTTCATGTTATGAATGTATCCCTCCGTCCCATTCGGGACTCGTTTGTTCTCCGTGTTATTTCCCTCGAAACTAAAGTGATGTCCCGTTCTTGATTTGAGAGCATCATCTCTAAGATCTTGCGATAAGCATACCGTTCCTCATAGGTATCTCCTAATTGGATAATCTCTGGATCGGTAGCAATCTGAGCCTTGGCTAAACTTACGGTTGAGCCTTTTGAGGCTGCTCCCATCTTGAGTATGAGCAGTTTGTTCTCAGCCATGTCTAAGGCTCTCTGAGCCTCACGCTCACTAAGTTGAGCCTGAACTAACTGCGAAGCAAAGTAGTCGGCCCAACCAGTAAGAGTAGTAAACATTATGGCTAAGTCTTCACTGCTCAACTCTGTAATGTCAGGTGGTAATACTGCTTGTTCATACTGTGGCTTTGGTAGGGCAAGACCCCTCTTCATTAATACTTCTATCTCACTCATTACTTTCCAATCAAAGAGCAGTACTTACAGCCAGCAGGATCGACATTACAGGCAGGTGAAACACCTGCATCAACTGCATCTATAACTTTCTGTGCAGCATTAAAGATTCTTTCTACTACGTAGTAGTCAGATTTAATTGTGAACTCTTTATAATCTTGGTCTGCTTTTAATTCATAAATAAAAACAATTTCATTGGGAGCATCATCGCCAAATTGTCTTTTGGCTAACTCTAAGTACATCTGTCCTTGAAGTAAGTGAGTTCTAAATGGACGGCGAATGTTTTTCCAAGCCTTTGTTAGGTCACCATCTGCATCGTAAAGTAACTCTGGCGCTTCAAACCTAAGTGTTCCTGCCCCAATAGATTTAATTTCAATTAAACAATCATCTCCAATACCTTTGACCCAGCCATCTGCATGACCATGAATACGAAGAGGTTCATAAACTAGGGGAACTTCTTTGTACTCAAAGACTGAGGGGCCATTATTTACCTCAGAACTAACTCCCCACTCAGATCTATCATCTGTTTCACAGTACCAGTTTCCATACAAGACACCCATATCTGCTAGTCGGTTCTGCCATTTAGCATGGATGAAATGTCCTTCATCAAAGATGTTCTGAAGGCGAAGATTAGGTTTTTCTTTCTTGGCCTTACCACCATTTAATAGATAATAAGCATACTTGTGACACCAGTCGGCTTTAATAATTTCAGAAGGATGAAGTACGTCCGTCCTTCTATCTGACTCTGGCTGTCTCATTAGGTGACGTTCTATGTCTCCTATTAATCTAGTATCAGCCTTTTTAGTATCAAGGAACTTCTGTAAGTCTGTCTTAGGTGTTGCCATTAGTATTCCTTGTCTGTACTGAAAATAAATTCTCTTAGGGACATTTTCTTTTTGTATTTCTTTTGCCACTTTCGCATTAAAGCATTACGTTCTCTGTGGCTTAACCCACCCCAGATTCCGTGTGGCTCATCTCTTTTAACGGCATCCCACAAACATTGGGCACGTACTGGACAATGGTTTTTTCCTGTCTCACCAAAACAAAATGCTTTGGCCTGATCAGCAATGTCCTTGTACTGCTCTTTATCACGAGGAGGGTAGAAGATGTCGGTGTCTTGTCCCGAACATCTTGCTTCGTATCTCCAGGCATACTCTGGTTCATCCATGTGTTAGGCATCCTTGACTTTCTCTAGCATTTCTATGAAGTCGTCTTCAAGGAGAACCACGTAATTCTCCCCATCTAAATGGATACCAAGTACTGGCATTCTTCCATCTAAAATTGCCTCTCTTACTATTTTTTTTAAGACCGTAGACTTTATCGTAGTCTGTTTTTTACCAGTCCACTTATGTTCAATCAGCAGGTCGGCTGATCTTACATCGCCTTTACGTGACCAAAACGCACCAGAAGCAGCATTACGAGAACCGTTAACTTTTTTAGCGAGTCTCTTCTCATGCTTCTGAGATTGTTTTTGTCCTTCAGTCTTCAAGTTCTATTTTGCCACTCTCGTAGCCCTCCAGCAAACGAGGAACAATATAGAACATTGTTTCACGCCAAAAACAAGGAGAACAACCACAAAATGGTTCTCCTGAAAGCGTTTCTAAAATTTCATCTTCGTCACCTTCCCACACGGCTTCAAAAAGCATGTCTGTATAAGTTTCTACACCTTTTTCTAAATCATGCGCCCATGCTTCATCGTTTACTATAAATTTTTTACTTTCAATCATTGTCAGAACCTCCAGCCATCGGTACATCGGAGGAACTAAGTACAACCTTTTGTAGTTCTTCCTTGAGATCAATTTCGCCACGGATACTATCAATGACTGGTTCAATTCCCTGCCACTTTCTTTCTCCATAGTAATACCACCCACCTTTACGATCTATTATTCCTTTTACAACTGCTAGTGCTGCAATTTCTTTTGCAAAATCGTATTCTCCTGGCAAACAATGACCTCCATCTGCAAAATAAAAATCAAAATAAGCAACTCTTTGTGGAGGTGCTGTTTTATTTTTTAATGTTCTAACTTTAATTCTTTGTCCAATACGAACCTTATTACCGCTAGGTCCAACCTCAATCCATTCGTCTCTGCGGATCTCACATCTTGTAAAGAAGGCATAATTTTTTCCTTCTCCTCCTGGAGTTGTTCTTGGGTCGCCATGCATTACGCCAATCTTCATTCGATATTGGTTAATTATTAATCCTAAAACAGGACGTTCATCTTCTACAAGACTTCTTTTAATTGCAGAACCAACAACTCGAAAAAACTTATTGGTAAGTAATGCACCTCTACCAACAGTCATTTCATTCATATCTTTTTCCATTTCAGGAGCAGGAGATAGAGCAGGCAAAGAATCAATAACAATTGCATCTACTGATTTTGATTCAGCAAATTCAATTACAGCCTGATACGCCTCTTCCATAATGTTTGTTTCAATAACAATTACCCTAGAAGTGTCTACCCCACACATTTCTGCATAGTCAGGGACCCATTGTTCTGCGGCTACCCACACTGTTGTGTGTTCTGGGTTTAACTTTTGATTTGCTGCAATAGTTTTTAAAGCAACTGCAGTTTTTCCGTGAGAAGGTTCTCCTATTAATTCATTCCATTGATTTCCAGGAAATCCCCCTCCAAGAACATAGTCTAAGGTAGTTGAACCAGACGTAATTCTAGGAACCAAATCACTACGAATATCGGAAGCAATTACTACAACATTATTACCAAACTTTTTATTTAATTGAGCAACAATCTTTTTGGCTTCGTCATTCATTACTCTATTCTCCCAATGATTCCTTGTGGATTCCAATTACTTTGCGTGTCATTACCTATAGAAGATTTTATATTTCCTTCTACTTTTGCACCAGTTAGTGAGCCAAATTTACTTCCAGATTGTTGTAAAGGATACCCACAGTCGTAGCATCTTGCAGCAGCGTTTTGAACAGCCATATAATTATTACTATTGCAGTCAGGACATAACTGAGTTTGACCTGTGCTTCCAATACGAATGCTTGGTTGTTGAGGTTGTGGTGGAACATAGGGTGTCATAGGTTGTTGTGATGGTGGCATTGGAATATCTGCAGGGCGTGCAACTGGTGCTGCAGGTTGCACACCTAATTGTTTAGACCACCAGTCTGCGTTGCTCATTTTGCTTCTCCCCATTTGTCTACTATTTTTACATCGGCAATTAGTGGAACAATAATTGCTGGGATGTTTACGCCTTCCATTGATTCTCTAACTGCTTCGGCAACCGATTCTGCTAGATCTTCACGAGCAACTGTAACAAGTTCATCATGCACAGTCAAAATTACATTGGCATCAGGTTCTGTTACTAAACAAGAGTGGGCTCTAATAATTGCTAACTTCATTAAATCTGCTGCAGATCCTTGAATTACTGTGTTAAATGCTTGTCTTTCAGCCCTTGCTCTTAAACCTATCTCTTTACTTTTTAAATCTGGCAAATATCTTCTGCGTCCATATACAGTGGGAACATATGGAACTGGACTTTTTGCCAAGGCTTGTCTAATAATTTTGGCTTTATATTTTGATATATCGTGAAATTTTTCTGTAAATCTATTTAATAAATTTTTTGCATCAGTAACTGTACAGCCAATACTTGCTGCAATTTTTTCTGGGCCAACACCGTAAGCAATAGAAAGAACAAGAACCTTGCCCGCTTTACGATCTACTCCCATTGTATTGCCAATGGTTGTGTATATGTCTTCTCCATCTAAATAGTTTTTTACCATAATTGGATCTTTAGAAAAAGAAGCAATAATTCTAGGTTCAATTTGAGAGTAATCAGCAACTATTAGTTTATATCCAGGAGGTGCAACAAATAAGTTTCTAATTAACTTTCCATACTCTCCTGCACTAGGTATGTTTTGTAAGTTTGGATCGCTGCTAGAAAATCTTCCAGTTTCTGCTCCATGGGCTTTAAAGTTAGTATGAACTCTGCCATTAATTAACAAACTTTTTTTATCAAAAACTTTTTCCTTACCCATTGTAGTCCTTGTAACTTCTCCACCTAAATATGGCATAACGTAAGTTGTCATTAATTTATTTAAATCTTGATACTCAAGGATTGCATCTACTAACTCATCTTTAGACCTATAAAATTCAAGAGCATCTGATGAAACAGAATAATGATAGATAGTTAAATTACTTGCATCAGTTGCTGCAACGGCTTGTCCTCTTGCGGTGAGGGCTACCCGTACACGTAAGTTTGGTTTAATGCCACGACCCTCTGGTTTAGGAGAGAACAACAATTCTTGTTTTTCTTTTACTGAATTCATAGCAAAAGGTTTGCCAGTTAGTTTCCAAGCCTTAGCCTTTGCTAAATCAATGTCTTTTTCAAGACTTGCTTTTAAGGAAGTAAGTTCTTCTACATCAATTGTTGCACCAGTTAGTTCCATATCACACAATGCTGGAATTAATCCCATTTCTAAATCCCATACATCTTTTAATCCATTTTGTAATTTGGGAGAAAAAGTTTTATATAAATTCCAAGTTACTTCTGCATCTATGCCTGCATATTTAGCCACAACAGAAAAAGCGTGAGCCTCAACTTCTGCACCTACGCCTTTTTCTACTTTTAAACTTAACTCTCTTTCAGCACAAGCAGCAAGATTTAAGGCTATTCTATTTCTATTGTCAATGATAAATGCTGCCATTAAAGTATCAAAAAATGGTTTTGAGGGAACGACTCCCCGATAATATTTAGCAACTGATTTTAAATCAAATTTAATGTTATGTCCTATTTTTAGTTTGTCACTAAAAAACAATGGTTTTAATGCTTGAAACACTTCTCCAGGTAGTAATTGTTCTGGTGGTAAATCAAATACTGGTTTCCATTTTGCTTGATTTTTAGAATAGTCGGCATCTGTTAAAGGTTTACCAGCAACTGCCTTACGTTGACCACTTAACAAAAGTTCTTTATCCCAACGTAAAAATTCCCCATTAGGATGACCCATGGGAATTACATCTGTTCTTCCTTCTGTTGCTAAAGAAATCCACAATACGTCATTTACCACAGGTTGAATCCTGTTTTCTCCAACTGTTTCTACATCAAATGCAAATGCATTTACTGATGAGTAATGCTCAACCAGATTTTTAAGTTGTTCTTTAGTTGTAATAATGTTCATTATTTTCCCTCACTAATAAGTTAGGTGGTGGAGCCTGAAAACGGAAATAAACAGGCTCCGCCACATTGGAATCTTGGTTAGACCAAGGAACGAGCAATCTTAAGCATTTCGGAGCGAGGGGTCTCTCGAATTACTTCGGCTGTATACGGAACAGCCCGTGCTACTAGTTCTTGAACCTCATCGAGGTTCAACTTCCATTCCTCCGCTAGGTCACGACCACGAACAAACTCCATAGTGTAGTTTGTTGTAGGCCCTGTACCCATCCGAGAAATTTCCCAGAACTCTTTTGACAGAGGTCCTTTGCGCTCATCTTCATGAGACTTTTTAATTAGTCTTGCAAGTGTTGGAGGTGCTGTAAGGATCTGCACACCCTGTGCTTCGCCAGTTAACACAAGCACATTAAATGCAAAACGTGAACGTGGTTTACTTCCAAGAATGTCAGTAAATGGATCATTTTCTGCTAAAGCAACAAAAGATTTTTTGCCAGTTGGACGTTCAATCCAATGCTGCTCATAGACACGGAAAGGTCCGTCTTCTAAGAATTTGATTAATTGTGGTTGTTCAGAAAAACGAAACTCTGTTGGAAACTCTGAAGAGTTCTCAGTTAAAAGAGCCTCTGCTGCTTCCCAACCTTGTTGAACTGTAGTACCAATCTTTGGTTCTGCAGTTTCACTATCTTCATCTAAATAATTTGCAGGATTTTCTGCAACATCATTTGTTGGTTTGGTTATTGGCATTTGTTTCTTCTTTCGGTAATGAGGCACGGAGGATGTTGTATCGCTGTACAAACTTAATCACTACTGGCTCTCTAGGTTTGTGATTTCCTTCCATCGACTTATTAAAGCCTCTGTTAGGTCATCTTGGTTAGACCACTCTACACGAGCAGACCCTAATAAGCCACGTTTTGAAAACTCTTCAATAGCGGACTCAATTAGATCTCTGGTGTACACCCTGTTGCCACCAATCTTTTCTCCTTTAAGAGTTTTAGATCGAAGTCTATAAGGTGCTCGAGGTATGTAGCCTTTTCTTTCCCATAAACGGACAGTAACAATGGTCTTTTCCAATGCCTGTGCTAGTGCACTGATTGTAAAAACCTCTGTTTCTTTTCCACCTAGGGTTTTAATGATTGGGTTTGAATCCCAACCATTACTCTCACCGTGTTTACGACGAGAAACTTTTGGATCTTCTTCACGGCGCTTTCTTTTGGAACCTGGGATGTACTCTAGATCAGCAAACGCTTCTAGAATCTCATCGTCTCCACGTAGTCCAGCCATAATTATCTCTTATT